CAGCGCCACTAACGTCAACAGGATTGATTTTTTCTGATTGCATTATATACCCCTAATTAGAAGACCGGATGATGGCAGAAGTTGCCGTATTCGCCGGAAAGGTTATTGTAAAAGTTGAAGTTGTTGTTTTATCGCTACCAAAGTCCAGTATAGCCACAGAACGATTAGCTTTAGAGCTATTATATATTAAAGCCCCGCGTGCTGTGAAACTCGATGTAGGCCACGAGATATTGTCAAAGCTAATGTACGCAGTTCCATCAGAGGCATTTACTGTTGGGTTTACTAATGCTTTACCTGTCGCTGTATACCCAGTACCAGAAATCTCGTCTACAGCCGTATACTCAGTGGTGTTTTGGTTAAGCGTGGTATTAGCTGTGTACAAAGCAATTTTAAACGTATCCGTAGTAAAGTCATGGATAGCCTCGTAAAGCTCTTGTTTAAAGCTGGTTGTTTGGCCTTGTACTATCATCTGACAGGTATCCTTGCTTGACCGTTACGGTATGCATCACCTCTATCTTTACCCGTAGCGAGTGTATTGAGTAGGTTCATTGCTTCTTCGTAGCGTTGACGGTAATTAGTCATGATGTCTGCATCACCTTTTAAAAAGGTATACGCCTCTAAAATAGAGCCATATAGCAAAGCAGAATCAAAGTTTTCACCAAGCCATGTGGTACCAGAATCTACAATAGATGGCGGGTAATAGAAGTAATGTAGCTCTGCCTCATACTGCACATCAGGTGTAGGGCCTAAAATAAAAGTTAACTCGTTAACATCATCTGAGCGTGGACCAAATATCGCATAGTATTTAGGTGTACCATAACTTGTTGGGCTTGGATACGCTTCACGAATAAAGTTAACATCCTTATTTAAAAGGTATGTATATTCACCTGATGTCGGGTCAATAACTGCAATAGAGTACGCTGATAAAAAATCATTGGGGCATTGCAGGTATTTATTGTGTAGCGTAATCACACCCGTGACGTTTTTACGTAGGTCTGGGAGCTGTATGCTGTTGTATATACGCTGCTCTGCTTCTTTAGTAAAGAGCGCAAGTTGGTCTGAAGAGAACGAGTTCTCAACGTAATCCTGTATGGCTGTACAAAGCTCCAAATACGTCATAGCTTATGCCATCGGTCCGCGTGCTGTTTTACCTTTCGTTGCAGCGCCATTACCACGAGTTTTAACACCAGACGTTTTAATGCCTGTTTGTGGGTAGCCTGCTACTTTAGGGGTAGGTTCTGTTTTAATTTTGCCTGACATAGTCGTTCTCTAAGTTGTGATTGAAACAGTGCCAACAGAAGTTTTGGCAACAAGGTAATTAGGTGTAAGGGCTGCATCGAACTGTGAAGAGCCGCCAACTGGTGCCCAGCCCCATTGGAATATACGACTCCCGTCTGTAGGTACACCGTTATCCGTTAAGGTCAATTGTAACCCATTTAAGCCAGCTTGATAATAGCTTGTATCAGGGCGCGGATTACGCAAAGCCTGAGGATCATAAACTGGAAATAAGCCAAGTAATAACTGTGGGTGATCAAAATCCCAACAAGAGGGGCAGCATAAGATATTGGTTACCTTAGTTTTAATGGTTAGCTTTTTAAGTTCTTTAAGCTGATAGCGCTGTCCGCATCTATCACAGAACCCATGTGCCCACTTACCTGACGAGTATTTAACTGACATAATTAAACGTGCATAATCCGAGGAACGAAGCGATTACTTGCCTTCTCTCTATCTTCTGAGAACGCTAAGTCTAATTGCTGTTCATAGTCTGCTTTAAGCATTTGAATACGGTTAGGGTCTACGCCAGCAATCTTCATACTTAAATAACTAGCAAGCCCTGCTACCATCGCATTAAGTAAACGGAACGGGATATCTTGAGTATTAACAGCATTACCAGCATTCTCTAGTCTACGTAAGCGCCAGTAAACAAGCGTGTAATATGAGCTCTGGTCTGGTGTTGGCCACACATTAATCTGAGGTTTTCTGCTATCTGTAACTTCAGTAGTTGGGTAAGTTGCACCAGTTTGACGATTTATCCATACTTGGATAGGTCTGCCCTGCGCGTTCTTATTAGGAATCGTAGAGTAAGTTGAGCCCGAAATACGGTTAATATTAATATCAACTTGGTTTTGTCCTGTACCCGTACGCACTACATGGTCTAGTAAATCAATGGTATCATCGGGTAAGCTGTACACAATCTGACCTTGAACTAGCGGAATTGCACCCTCTTCAATCGTCCATAAATTGATACCACGATTAGCCCATTCTATGGTTAGAAGATTAAGAGAGCGTCTAGCTGTGCGCATATCATAACCGCTGCGAAGCTCTTGCCCACAGCGCTCAAACGCTTCTTCAACTAAGTCACCTAAATCAAGGTTAAAGTTTGCCGTACCCGATGTTGTCATTTCTTTTTACCTTTTCGTCCAGGGAGCTTTTTAGGGTTTACAGCACCCATACCTCTGCAAGGTCTCATCGCATATTACCTTTTGTATGACCCTTAGTTGCACAACCATCACCGCGTTTAGAAGCCGATGTACGTGATGTACTACCGCCCGATGCAAACTTTCTAGGTGGTACTTTCTTAGCAGGTTTAGGTGGACGCTTAGTCATACCGCCTTTTTTTAAAGCTTCAGTGGCTTCAGTTTTAGTACGAGCATTTTCATCTTCTACTGTCGATGTATCATCAGATTTAAACCCGCCAGTTGCGTTATTCCATGCAGCTAATTTTGAAAGCCCTTCTCTGATTTGTTGACCTTCCGTTTTAGCCGCAGGTTTACTAGTTTTAGCAGGGGTAGACTTAATAACTTCTTTTTTGACTGTTACAGATGGCGCATCTTTTTTTGATGCTGGAATAGACTCAGTAATCTCATCTGCGGATACTTTTGATCTAGGTTGGTTTAGTAAGTCTGCGGCTCTATCTTTTGCACTTGTTGCTATATATGAATCTTTAGAACCTTTGTATGGGGTCTCATCCCCACTTAAATTACCTGGCTCAAGAAGCATACTTGCTCCACCAAGACCAGATGCTAATCTACCTAACCCTTTAACCGCTGAAGACGTTACACCCTTAGCTGTAATACCTGACCCTCTAGGTGATGCTTCTTTTAGACCGTACTGAGAAGTAGGTTTAGCTTTTGATGCTGATTCAGAAGAATAGCTTTTAGGTTGACCACTTGAGTCTGCTGATGACCGTAAAGTTCTATCAGAGTAATCTGGTTTAGGTTTAGGCGTAGTTTTAGACTCTACAGAATATCCTTTAGGTTGACCACTTGAATCCGCAGATGAACGCATTGATTTATCTGCATAGTTAGGAGAGTCTTTTTTAGGCGCAGAACTACCGCCAAACTTATTACGGTCTTGCGCGTATTGACGCGATTTAGAGTTTCTTATGTTTCTCGTATTAGCTGCATTAGCCATAATATCACCTAACCTTCACGCCATTGTTTACGTTTAGGAGCTTTAGCTGCGTTTAAAATGCGTAATCTTTTTCTATTGTTTTTCATAAGAGTTCCTTAAACCATTTTACCTTTAGTATGACCTTTAGATGCTACACCGTCTGCACGGGTAACACCGCCTTTAGCATAGCATTTGCCGCCCATAGCCATTTGTTTACCTTTTGTGTGACCTTTGGTTACGCAACCATCACCACGAGTAACACCGCCTTTAGCCATGCACTTACCGCCATCTTTCATCTTTTTAGCGTCTTCCATCTTCTCGCCTTTAGCATATTGCTGAGGAGTGAGTTTACCAGACTTAATAGCTTTGCCTTCTTTAAGCTCTTCGCTATAAGTGTCTTTACCTTTAAATAGCTTTTTTAGATTAGCCACGTTACCACCTTCTTTAAATTTTTTGCCTTTATCGGCTTGATTAAATTCTTTAGCTACACTTACTGGTATACCCGCTTTCTTTGCAAAGCTTGGGTTGTGAGCGGCGGCAGCCATGAAATTACGTTGAGATTTTGATTTAGAAGGCACTTGTGTTCTCCTTAATCTTGGTATAAACTACCTTTACCATCTTATCTTTTTGAGTACTCATTATGAAAAAACTCCAACATAAACACTGTAATATTTGCGGAACTGTAGTTTACGGTAAAAAAAGAGCTGATAGAAGTTCATATCATTATCCACCAAGATGCCCTGATTGTACACGCAAAGTATTTGACCCTATTAAACTAGAAAATAAAAGACTAGCCGCTTTAAAAGTACATGATGAAAATCGGCTACCTATAGGTTCTACAAGATTAAACCACTCATCTAAAAAATTAACATACAGGCTTGTAAAAGTAGCGCAACCTGACGTTTGGGAATATGAGCATAGAGTTGTATTGGGGGCCCCTGCAGGGGCGCAAGTACACCATATAAACGGCAATACACTGGATAACTCTATTGAAAACCTCATATTATTAGACCCTAAGTCTCATCGAAACGAACATGGTTTAAACGGTAAATGGTCTTTAAAATACGATAGTTGTATTGTGTGTAATTCAACATCCCGTAAACATCTATCCCATGGGCAATGCACGGCGTGTTATCAAAGACTTCGATACACTTCAACTGAAAATAACTAGGCACCGCAGTTCCACCGTTTTAGAGATGCTGCTTTACGTGTAGGTTTACCATTTTCGTCTTTCATAGGACCTTTAACCCCTGCCATACGCGAGCAAAATGATTTCTTACGAGAAGCATCTTTTTTGGTTTTAGGATTAGGTGCTGGTGCTTTTAAATTAGAGCCAGTAGCCGCATTATATTTTGCGACCTTTTTCTGTAAGACCTGCGCCCTTAGAGACGGGGAGTTTCTCACCTCTACCTACTGCTAATACAGGAGCTTTCTTTGCCATATCATTTACCTGAGAAATGTTCAAGTGCCCAACCAACAACGCTACCAAACGCTGCACCTAGTCCACCCATAACCATTAAAACTTGCCATCCGCCCTTAGCTTCTGAAAGGGTTTTACCTATTTCAGCAACGGAAGCTTTAAGCTCTTCCATATCTTTAACCAACTTATCCATATCAGTTTGCAAGTGTTTAATCTCTTTTTCGTGAACAGCTAGTTTAATTTGGTCGTCCATCATGGCTTACCCGTAGAAGATAGTCACGCCGGTTACAGCCGCGCTAAGAGCCATATAAATCCCAGTCTGAAATAGAATACCTTCTTGAGGAATAGCTACATAAAACGGGATTGGGTTTGTGTTAGAAGGTATATCTATTTCACATAGGGTAGTTCCTGACGAACTTCCATCTTTAAAGGTAATTGTAGACGCTGTACTAGCGGCTGGGGTTACTACAAAACCTTTAAGACGGACTCGACTACCGTATAAAACACCAGCAACACTCGCGTGCGCACTCTTGACATCATATTGCATACTCATAATTAATCTCCTATTTAAAAGGGGGGAGTTAAACTCCCCCGCAGACTAATTACGCGGTATACGCAGTTGGGTTGTATGTGCCGTCAGATAAGCGAACCATGTAAGCAATAACAAGAACGCCAGTACCTGTAGTAAGTGATGTACCGCCTATTGTATAAGTTACAATCGCGTCAGTAGAACCTACGTTAGCACTAAGAGCCGCTGCGCCATGAGGCGTCGCAACTTC